CGCACTTCTCATGCCGGTCAACGATTGTGCCAAAGGTCAAAGATGAGTTTGATCTTACAGGCGGCAGAGTAGGCGTGCGGCCTGCTATTGGCGCAGATGGCGTTGAACAGGTGCGTGGCTCCACTGACTACCAGTCGTGGCTCACAAGACAGCCTAAAGCCTTCCAAGTAGAGGTGCTGGGCAAAGAGCGTGCAGAGCTATTCAGGAATGGAAACTTAAAGCTGACCAACTTTGTTGACTCAGCCGGTGGAACAATCTCGCTTGATCGACTACGAGAGCTTGAACCGTTGGCCTTCCAAAAGGCTGACATTTAACGCGGCAGAGCCGCAACTTGCAAACCAGAGGTAAGCATGGACTTTCTTAAAGAAATACCCGTTGACGACGAAATCAAAGGCAAGCTGGAGCAGCAGTTTAAAAGCTACCTTGATGAGACCACGAAGGGCTTAAAGGCGAACAATGACGCACTGCTGGCTGAAAAGAAAAAAGCTCAGGAAGCAGCAGAGCAAGCGAGCCGACAAGCGCAGGCAGAGGCCGAGGAAAAGCTGAAGGCCAAAAACGATTACAAGCAACTCTTTGAGTCACAGCAGCAAGAAGCACAAAAGCTGCGCCAAGAACTTGATGGCATGATGACGCAGGCGAAACAGGCAAAGATCAATGCCGAGGCCGCACGCATTGCCGCTAGTTTGACTAAAGACGTGGGCAGGCTTAAACTATTGCAAAAGGAGGTCGGCCAGAGGCTGACGCTCGTTGACGATCAAATCAGGGTGGTAGATGAATCAGGGCAACTGACCGTTTCAACCCTTGATGAATTGACTAGCAGAATTAAAGCGGATTATCCGTTTCTAATTGATGGCAGTCAGGCGACAGGCGGCGGGGCCGCACGTTCATCCGGTGGGGCTGGATCGGGCGATAAAACGATAACTCGTGTTGATTTTGACAGTATGCGCCCAGTTGAAAGGGCAAAGTACATGCAGTCAGGCGGCAGGGTTACTGATTAAATCATCCAATTTTTAACACCGGAGTAATACGCTATGACAACCAATACTTTGACCAACCTTTTGCCAAACCTTTATGCTGACCTTGATGTGGTCAGCCGGGAATTGACTGGCTTGATTCCCGCAGTGACCATTGATGCTTCATTGGCTCGCGGTAAAGTCGGCCAAAACGTGTATATCCCGCAGGCTCCTGTGAACACCAGCGCATCTATCACGCCTGCAATGACTGTACCGACTGAAGCGGATCAGACAATCGCATCTGTTGCTGTTTCAATCAGCAAAGCCAAGGCCGTGAAATTCTCATGGGATGGCGAGGAAGAGCGCGGTCTGAACACTGGCCCCGGCGTTTCATCCATCTGGCGCGGTCAGTTTGCACAGGCACTGCGTGTGCTGGTAAACGAGGTTGAAGCGGATCTCGCAGGACTGCAAACCAAGTTCAGCCGCGCTTATGGCGCAGCGAACGCGGTTCCCTTTGCAACCGCTGGTGACTTCTCTGACGCATCGCGTGTGCTGCAAATCCTCAAGGATAACGGCTCACCGCTGTCTGATAACCAGTTGGTGCTCAACACCAACGCGGGTGCGAACTTCCTTGGCAAGCAGGCAGAGTCCAACCGTCAAGGCACAGACACCATTCTGCGGCAAGGCGTGTTCCAGACCGTTTCCGGGATGGACCTGCGCGAGTCTGGGCAAATTGCCAGCTTCACTGCGGGCAGCTTCTCCTCTGGCACGCTGACCTCTGCGGTACGCGCAAAAGGAACAACCGTTCTGGCTGCGACTGCTGACTATACCTCTGGGCTGGCCGCTGGCGACATTATCACTTTGGCGCATGAGTCTGACGCGCACAAGTACGTGATTCAAGCCGTTGCTGCTGGCACGATCACGATTCAGGCTCCCGGCCTGCGTACAGCGACCGCTGCAACCGGCACTGTTGCAATCACCAAGATTGGAACAAGCGCACGCAACATGGCGTTCAACCGATCTGCAATCGTGCTGGCAACCCGTCTGCCTGAGCGTCCTTCTGCTGGTGATATGGCAATCGACGTCACCACGCTGGTTGATCCCCGCTCTGGTCTGGCGTTTGAGGTGGCTGTATATCCTGGCTACCGCAAAGTCGTGTATGAAGTGTCGCTGGCGTGGGGCTTTGAGGTCATCAAGCCTGAGCACACCGCGCTGTTGATCGGCCCTCCTTGATAGATAACAGGAAAGGGGCTTCGGCCCCTTTCTTCTCAGAGGACTACGCGCCATGCCACTAATCAAAGTCGAAAGAGCCTCAGACGGGAAGCTACTCTGGATTGATTCCGAGAAGCTCGATTCCGCCACCCACAAACCAGTAGGCGACAAGCCGAAAGCGAAAGCGAGGAAGAAAAATGCCACTACTGCGAAAGGGTAGCACCACCACCATCGAGCTTGCAGCCGGTGAGGTTATCAGCCTGACCACGGGCGGCACGATTGTTCAAATCACAGACGGCACATCGTCTAACGGTTATGATTTTACACGGTGGCCGGTAAATCTTGGGCCATTCACTAACGCGGAAGTGTTCACCATTGCCGCCTCTATTGCCGACATTACTTACACGGTCAGCCGTGCTGATGCCGTGCCGATGCGCCTTGTCAGCGTAGCAGCAGGCGAGCTGCCCACCGTGGGCGAGGTGGGCGCGATTTATGAGACTGAGCTTGGCTGGTATCGTTGGAGTCAGATTGACGGCGTGATGAAATTCGTGGGCGATCAGGCAGACATACCGCTTGCGCCGGTCAATGACACTGCACCTGTGATTGCAGGCGATGCGGAGGTTGACGCAGTGCTGTCGGTCACATCAAACGGCGTGTGGGACAATCGCCCGGATGCGATCTATACCTATCAGTGGCAGGTTGACGGCGTTGATGTTGAGGGCGAGACAGGGAGCGCGTTTGTCGTGCCTGTAGAGGCGGAGGGGCTTGATGTGACCTGTGATGTTACCGCCACCAACGTGGTCGGCAGCACAACCGAGGCATCAAACGCAATCGCAATACCGGAGTAATCCAGCATGACGATAATCGTTGAGGACGGCAGCATAGTCACAGGCGCTGATTCTTATGTCAGCGTGGCTGACTATGAGGCATGGGCTGATGCTCGCGGCATTGAGTATGATTCCAGCCTTGTCGAGTCGCAGATACTTCGAGCAATGGACTACATTGAAACGCTGCGTTTTATTGGGCAAAAGTCCACTAAGGCGCAGCCGTTACAATTCCCGCGTGTCGGTGTTGTGGTCGATGGCTACGAGCTAGACTATAACGAGATACCAGCGCAACTTAAAAAAGCAGTCTTTGAATCTGTCAAAGCAGAGTCAGAGGGCTTGTCCCAACTTGCCAACATTGAGCGAAGAACACTATCTGAAAAAGTGGGCGACATTGCCGTGACCTATGCTGACAACAGCAACTCACAAACCTCCGTTGTCGCTATCAACAAGGCGCTTTATAAACTGCTCGCTCCGGCCTTTTTGGTGTCCAGAGCATGAGCCGGTACAACTACACGCCGCTTCAGGAATCTGCCGCCAGGCTTATAAACAAGTTTGGCGCAGAATATAAATTTGAGCGGCAGGTTGAGCGCGACTATGACCCGGAGACCGGAAAGCCGGTTAGTCGTAAGTTTATCTATACACGCAACGGCGTTGTTGTGGATTTTGACCGCAGTGAAGTGGCACAGAACACCGTCCAGCAAGGCGATATTAAACTGCTGGCAGAAAGCGAGGACTACAACATCGGTGATCTTGTCAGCGTCAAATGCTTGCAGTACCGCATTGTCAGCATGATGCCCATACAAGGCAGCCAGCAGGTGCTGGCCGTCTATTTGCATTTGAGAAAGTAATCATGGCAACCATTCAACAGGCGGTTTTAAACATACAAAAACACGCCGAAAAGATGATGCGCGGCACTGTCATTGGCTGTGCTTCTCGGATTATTAAGCGCACTCCTGTTGGCAATCCTGATCTATGGGCTGGCAGAGCGCCTGTGGGCTACGTTGGCGGCACGCTGCGCGGTAACTGGCAACCATCTATCGGGCAGCCTGTTTCTGGCACTATCACGCGCACAGACTCATCAGGCGCTGCGGTCACTTCTGATATTGCCAGAGAAGGGCAGCGACTCAACATCGGCGCTGTGTTCTACATGACAAACAACCTCCCATATGCTGCACGCATTGAGTTTGATGGCTGGTCAACACAGGCTTCAGCAGGCATGATGCGGATAGAGGTGCTGGAAACGGCTGCGGCGATTGAAGCAAACAGGATGAAAAGCTGATGGCAACCTACTTCGCAGACATTGAAGCGGCTTTTACGGTTCACATGAATGAACTTGCAGACCGTCCGGCTGTTGCGTGGCCTAATGTTAAGTTTGAGCCGAACGCAAAGAAACCCTATCTGCGTCTGAATGTCATCCCAGCCGAAACGGTGCAGGCATCGCTCGGTGCAACCGGCAAGGATGAGACGAACGGCATCTGCCAAATCACTTGTTTTGTACCAACCGGCACAGGACGCTCAGACCTTGCAGATATTATTGCGGATCATTTTAAACGCGGCACTGTTTTAAGCTATAATAGCACCAGTATCAGATTACGCTCGCCCAGTATCGGGCCAGCCATAGCAGACGGCGCATTTTATTTTGTGCCTGTATCAATCCCGTATCAGACGTTCACAGAGGCAAGGTAAATCATGTCAATAGCAAACGGCGCACAGCACAGCATTCACTACGTCCCTGAAGTAACCTATGGGACGACACCGACAACACCAGCATTTAAGCCATTCCCGCATACCGGCACAAACCTTGCTATGACCAAAGACGGTCTTGAGTCTGAAAAGCTGCGCGGTGATCGGCAGGTAGAAGATTTCCGGCATGGTAACCAGTCAATCGGTGGTGACATTAACGCGGAGCTTGAGTACGGCAGTCTGGATGACATTCTGCAAGCGGTACTGTGCGGCACATGGGCTACTGATGTGCTCAAAGCTGGCGTAACACGCCGGTCATTTACCATTGAGCGCAAATTTGCGGATCTCGCTGTGCCTGAGTTTCACAGATACACCGGCTGCGAGTTTAACACCTTTGCGCTATCTGTCAGCCCTAATGCGATTGTTTCTGCAACCTTTGGCGTGATTGGCAAGGGCTTAACACTGGCAACCACTGCGGTTGCTAGCAGCACTTACGCCGCCCCTAGTGATGTGCAGCCCTTTGACAGCTTTACCGGCTCCATTCAAGAAGGCGGCTCACCGATTGCCGTTGTGACCAGTATTGAGTTCACACTGGAAAACGGTCTTGAGCCACTGTTTGCGGTCGGCAGCAAGACAACCAACCGACCATCTATTGGTAAGTCTCGCTTAACCGGCACGATGACAACGTATTTCACAAGCAAAACACTGTACGAGAAGTTTATCAATGAAACCTCGTCCAGCATCTTGCTTGAGCTTGTCGATCTTGCCGGTAATACATACGACTTTGAGTTCTCAAACGTCAAATACAACTCAGGTCAACCCGATGTATCAGGCGAGGGCGCTGTGACGGTCAGCATGGATTTTGTTGCGCTGTACGATGGCACTGATCTGAGCCAGATTGTTATCACACGCGATCCGGCGTAACCGTCATGGAATTATCAAACCTGTTGACGGTCAATGACCATGAAGCAGGGGCAGAGTGCAATATCGTCTCCCCTGTTGATGGCAAACCTACTGATGTGTATATCCTACTCGCTGGGGCAGATTCCTCTGTCTGGCGTAAAGCCAAGCGCAAGCAGACCACTGAGATTATGGCTGCTGCACGCTCCAAGGCTCCCGTTGACCTTGATTACGATGCGATGGACATTGCAGCACTGGTTGATGCCACTATCGGCTGGCGCGGTATTGTCTCCGGTGGTCAGCCGTATGAGTTCAGCAAAGAAAACGCGCTGGCGCTGTACTCAGGCTCGCCGGGGATTGTGAATCAGTTGCTGGACTTCATCGCTGACAAGCGAAATTTTATCAACGGCTGGTCGAGGAGTTCGTCAGGTTCGGGCGCTGGTGTTTTTACATCCACGCCCATCCAGAAGGCTCCACGATCAGCCGGTACGAAACGCTCAAGCAGGTCGAGAAAAGTCTAGGCACGACACCTGCTGGATTGCTTGATGCGCCAACGCTCGGAGCAGAGCACGATGACGCGTTAGAGGCTTATAAGGCGCTGACTACGCACAGTTGGCAAGAGCTTGATGCGTACATGCGCTTATCCGGCAATGTGCTGGCAGCGTGGGAAATAGAGGCTGTTATGACACTGGCAAAGCATAGAGACGAGGTTCCAAAATGGCCACTGAAGTAGCAACCTTACAATTTAAAGCAGATACTACGCAGCTTCAGGCGGCTGTAGATGCGCTTGAAAAGCTTGGCATAACTGGCATACGCGCACAAGATGCCGCAAAGCGTATGGGTACTGAGCTAAAAAACGCAGCTAATGACTCCATCAATCCGATCAAAAAAGTAACCGCAGGAATATCTGGCTTACAGTCTGCATTGATTGCGATTGCTGGCTCTGTTGTTGTTGGCACTCTTGTAAATATGTCAAACCAGTTTGCTGATCTTAACTCTCGCCTAATAAATGCGACAGGATCAGTAGAAGGCGCAGACGAAGCATTAAAATCCATAAGCGAGACAGCAAGAACAACATACTCAAGCCTGCAACAAACAGCGCAGGGCTTTCTGCAAAACAATCTTGTTTTGTCTGAGCTTGGTTATACAACCAAAGAACAGCTTGAGCTGATGGCCTCACTGAACAACTCGCTTGTGATAAGCGGTGCAAAGGGTGAGCAGGCCGCAATGATTATGGGCGCATTTGGCCGCGCTATGGCTGAAGGCAGTCTCAAAGGTCAAGAGCTAAACCTGATGATGACCTACAGCGCAAGGACTGTGCAGGCTCTTGCTGATGGTCTTGGCGTTTCAACCATTGAACTGCGAAAAATGGTGCAGGCTGGCGAGGTTGATGCGCAAGCAATGTTTAAAGGTTTGACAAGTCAACTAGGCTTGTTGACACAAGAAGCAGAAGCAATGCCAGCAACCATCGCTGATGGATTAACTTTATTTAGAAATTCTGTTTTTGGCATGATCGGAACTTTAGACCAAATGTCTGGGGCAAGTTCCTCTGCGGCTAATTTAATTGTTGCAATAGCAGATTCAGTAAACGGTTTTACAAACCGCATAATCACAGCGAAAGAAAGACAGGCTGAGTTTAACGCCGTATTTAAAGAGCTTGAGACGCTTACTACAACTGGTTATGTCCCTGCACTTGATGAAGCAATTAATTATGTTAATCGTTTAATTGATGCAAAATTAAACCTGATTGACACAACGCTCTTGGAAAACAGATCAATCACACAGAACCAAGAAGTTATTGATAGGATCAATGTGCTTTATGGTGAGGCATCGCGTCAGCGCCAGCAGCATAATTTAATTGTTGGCGAGCAAAACGCACTGTCTGCAATCCTTAACGCAAGACTAGCCGAGCAAGCAGGCATTGTTACAGAGGTCACTGCGGCTGTAACTAACAACAACGGCGCAACCGAGGCATCAATCAGCCTAGCATCACAAGTGATGGCATCAATCGCTGATGAGATTTATATGCTAACTCTGAGTAATCGTGAGCGAGCATTACGGGCAAATCTTTTGGCATTGGGCAACAATGCAACAGCCCAAGAGATACAGTCAATCACTGCTGCTACTAATGCGCTTTATGATGAGCGAGATGCGCTGGCTGCATTAAATGAAGTTAGAGCTATACAGGCTGGCAAAGGAACAAAGAGCAAAGTAGACGAACAGATAGAAGCAGACAAAAATGCCGCGCTGGAAAGATTTAAAACGATTGTTAAATACAGAAGTATGGAAAGTGATTTAAATGACAGGGTAAGCAAAGAACGCATAGACCGCCAGCGCCAGCAAACTGATCAACTATTAGCGTTTGAGGATGTGTTGCTGCGCGGCAAAAACTCCGCACTCGCTGAAGCGTATCGTATCGGTGTCAACTACGCCGACAAAGAAAAGCGCGACACGGCTGCAAAGATCATCTCTGACAGCTACGCGGCTGCGATGGGCGCTTATCGGGCACTGTCGAGTATTCCGTTTATCGGCCCTGCATTGGGCGCTGCGGCAGCTGGTGGTATTCTGGCTGCTGGTGTGTCCTACTCTGCCAAGTCGCTTGCAGGACGTGCGCTCGGCGGTCAGGTGCGAGGCGGCGAATCTTATGTGGTCGGTGAGCGCGGTCCAGAAGTCTTAACAATGGGGTCAGCAGGTGGCAAGATCATACCTAACTCTGCTATTTCAAATCTGCCAGCGTCAGGAATAATAAACAACACTGCCAACGTCACTTTTAGCATAACAGCAAACGACACTCGCGGCTTTGATGAGCTGCTGTTGAAACGGCGCGGCATGATTGCTAGTTTAGTGCAGTCATCACTTAACAATCTGGGGCGAAGCATATGAGTGGCACATATCCAGCAGACCCGATTGCTTCAAGGGTGCAAATATCATCACTGAATCTTAACCTGATGTCTGAATCACTATCCGGCAGGCGACAGGTGCGCGGCATTGGCTCGCAGAGATGGGCTATCACGGCATCCTACAACCCGATGACCCGCGCAGAGTTTGCGCCTGTGTACTCGTTT